GGCCGGGGCCGCTGCCGGGGCCGCTGCCGGGGCCGCTGCCAGGGCCGCTGCCAGGGCCGCTGCCGGGGACGCTGCCGGGGACGCTGCCGGGGACGCTGCCGGGGACGCTGCCGGGGACGCTGCCGGGGACGCTGCCTGGGACGCTGCCAGGGCCGCTGCCAGGGCCGCTGCCGGGGACGCTGCCGGGGACGCTGCCTGGGACGCTGAACGACAGTGGCAGACAGAGCGCCTGCTCGACTACCTATACGGACGCACTAACCAGGAGGATGAATGAGAGATGAGCACGATGAGAGTCCACCCCGACGGGGAGAACATCAAGCTGAACCAGAGGATGCAGGTGAATATCCTGCGTGCCGGTATCACGAAGGCACTCGCGGACCTGACCACGGAGGTCTACGCGATCGGTGGGGCGGACGTTGTTAACCTGCGCAGCATCGCGTACGGACTCCGGATGCTCCTGGCGAAGACATCGTCACCGGAGGAAATCGCCGCCGCGATGGTGCCGGAGGAGACCGCGACGCCGGAGGCGCAGCCGGAAGAGACCGTAACCATAGAGGTTCGCCGCAGAGCCGACGACTTCCACGCACAGATGTTCCGCAACCCTGGCATCTGGGGCTGCGGCAAAACGCGGCAGTCAGCTATCGAGGACTTGGTGCAATCTCACCCCGATGCGTTTCATGTTAGCATCCAGTTGATCACGTCAGGAGGCGGTACCGATGGCACGCCAACAACCTAAGTACCTCGCCCCCGAGGAGGCCGCCCGCCTCCTCGCCGTCCCCTCCCTCCGCTACCTCTCCGGACTGCGCAACCGCGCCATTCTGGAGATCATGTACCGCGCCGGCCTCCGCGTCTCCGAGGTCTGTTCCCTCCGCGTCGAAGACGTGCGCCTCGCGGAAGGGTGGCTGGAGATCTGGCACAGCAAGCGCGACGGGTCCCGCCGTGTCCCTATCGGCCCCCGCCTCAACGAGTGGCTTGAGAAGTGGGCTGCCCGCCGCCCGGACTCCGACTGGTTCTTCTGCGCCTGCAGAGATGGGAACACTGGGGCGCAACTGAGCCGCGCGCAACTATGGGACATGGTCCACGGCTACGCCGTCCGCTCTGGCATTGAGGAGGCCCGCCTCAGGTGGCAGGCGGCGCACCCTGGCGAGACCGGCGGGCCGGAGTGGCGAGTGAGCCCGCACGTCCTGCGGCACTCGTTCGCTACCGACAGCCTCGACGGGGACTTCGAGATACACGAGGTCAGTGCGCTCCTGGGGCACGCCTCCATCGCGACGACGCAGGTGTACCTGCACGCGCGGCCGGCGAAGCTCGCCGCCAAGATGGCGCAGGTAGGATAGGAAAGGAGAGTGACCATGCTACGGGACCTGATCAACGCCATAGAGGCGACCGTGCCGAACTACCCGAACACGGTATGGAGGTTGGAGACGCCCACGGAGAACCTCACTTGGCGCGTGGGAGCTACGCAGGATGACTTCACCTGGGAGTTTCAGGACGGCCCCTATTTCTGGCGGAAGACCTACGACCTGATCTATTCCTGCCCTCTGACGGGAATGACTGCGACCAGCGCAATCTCACCGATCGAGATGGATCGCATCGATCCTGCAGGTGCCGTCTACATCGTCAAGGCCCTTGCCGAGAAGCTGGTGCGAGCAGGACCACCGACGGGGAAGGACCGGGACGAAATACGCGCCGCGGCAGAGGATGCAACTCGCAACTGTCCTGACAAGCACAAGCCGGATTCCCCAGAGTGGGAGGATGCAAAGTACATCTTGGAAACATATCGCGTACTGACCCCGCCGCACGTCACGATCGCGATGCTGAACGCATTGGACCATCTGGAGAATGAAGTGGCGCGGCTGCAGGCAGTGATCAACAGAATGCCTCCACTATCATCATTCATGGGCAAGTAGCCCCCCCCAGACGACAAGCGGGGCCTCTCCGTCGCACCAGAGAGGCCCCGCTCTTTTCTTCTCCCCGCCCCCCCCCTCCCCCTACAGGTCCGCCCTCCACACCGTCACCAACACCTCCTCGTCACACCCGAACTCCTTCCGGTTCACCTGCTCCACAATCAAACGGTCGTCCTCCCAAATGATCCCGTTGAAAGCGTCCTCAATAAGCTTGACTAGGTTCGTCAGATCGGGCGTATCCGTATCCCACCGCAGATCGGGAACCCACTTCCCTGGCTTCTCAGGGGCGTGGCGCCGGAAGGTGAACAGAACCCGCAACGGGCAGGTGAACGGCGCACCGTGGCCTGCCTTCCGCATCGCCGCCTGCGCGAACGGCACCGCTCCCGTCTTCCATGCCGCCTGCCTGGGTTCGTCGGTGCGCTTGCCCTGTTTGGCATTTCCGGTAGCGGGGTCAACAAAGGGACGTTGGCGCTTGCGTTCTGGCAACGGAGGCAGGTTCAACTTCAGGTATAGGAGCGGATCGCTCATAGTCGTTCCCCCGCACGCTGCATCTGCTCTGCCCAATCGGCATGCGCTCCTGCCAGCTCAGACAGATACTCACTGACTTCATCCGGGACATCCCACTCCCACAACCCCTGATGTCCCTTTGCTGCAATCGGTTGCGGAAGACGGTGTACAACGGGCACCTTCCATGCAAAGCGCCCGCTCGACCAGTCACCGAACGCTCGCTCCTGCGCACTTACCTGTTGGCGGTGTTCCTCTGTTGTGACAAACCAAGCAAGTTCGCAGATCGCTACTATGCTTCCTGTTGGAAGACGATCATCACGAACATCGGCAGCAGCAAGGGCTTGCATCGCCTGTGACATCTCTCTACCTGACATTTCTTCCCATCCGAGGCGTGGACTTCGTTGTGCTGCATGAATGGCAATCAGGTCCCCGAAGTGTATTGTCACTGGAGGATGCCATGACCGTGTCTCATACTGCTTTGCACTCACTGCGACCAGACTCGCCCACGGTTGCCACAGTGTTATCGCCTTGATTCTCATGTCTTCTTCCTCCATCCCTTCGCGTGTGCCTCCGCGATCGCTAGGTCCCGCGAGTACCAGGTCCTCTGCGTCGTCGTCCCCTCGTGCCAGTACTCGCAGTGCGCCAACCCCACCTTCCGCTTCGTCCTCCAGTCAATCCTCCAGCTCGTCTCCCGCAACACCCCCGTCGCCGGGTCCCGGTGTACCTCCACCAGAGATTGCTTCATCTCCAGCGAGGACACCGGGACCCACTCCACTCCTACCGCCGCCGTCTCAATCATAGGCTACACCATCGCCAGGGTCGGCGACGTGCCCTCGACGGTCGTTGCCGCAGCCGGCGCCGCGCTCTTCGCTGCGGCCTTCTTCTTCGCCGGCGACTTCAACACTACCGTAGTCACCGGCTTCTCGGGCTCACCGAAGTCCAGCGTGTACTGCTGCAACGCCTGCTCCATCTTCTTCAGGCCCGGACTGTACATCCCGTACAGGCGCACCGTCTCGCGCATCACCCCGCGCACGTCGTACGGAGTGATCCGCGGCCGGCCCTGCGTGAACCAACAGCGGCTCAACAGCTCGAAGACCAGGGCCTCCCGCTGCTGCGGTGTGGCTACCAACCAGGCGTTCCCGTTCACTTCAAGGACGAAGTGCCGCTTGAGCATCTTCTGATCCCGCGGAGATCCCGCGCTCACCCTGCCGGGGACCGCCTCGTCCTGCGCCCGCACCGGCTCGGCGACACCGTCGCGCGTCCTGGTCTTGATGTAGTACTCGATGTGCGCGTCCCGCAATGACATGCCGTGGCGGCTGATCAGTTCCTGCGCGATGTCCCTAACATCCGTCGCCTTCAGGTACTCCGAAACTACCGGGCTCTTCTTCGGCCCTCTCGCTCGTGCCATGCTCCATCACCCTTTCTTCAGTCAGCTTCGTCCTCGTCTACGCCATCTCTACCGCTTCGATGTTCAAGCCGATCCGTCTTTCCCGCCGCGCACTGTGTCGGCTCTTGCTGATGTTCAGGTTGATCCCGAGCCCGTCTACCGGCACCACCTGAATGACCAACGTCGCCTTATCCCAGGCCTGCGTATAACCGGTGCCATTGGCGACCACGATCGTCACTTGGAAACGATCCATTCCGCCATAGACCAGTTCATCCTGCAACGCATAAGCCAGGGGCCAAGTATTGTTATCCGGACACCACAATAACACGAGTTCGTCAGGCTTACACTCTGCCTTGATGACCTCCGCCGCCTTCGCTACCAGTATCGACTGCAACACTCCGCGATCCACACACGTATGCTGGTACATCACTCACCTCCTTCAGTCATTGTCACCGAAGACATCCCGCATCGCCTCCGCGTCACTCTTCGCCTCCGCCGCCTCCTGCGGCTCCTCCCGATGCTGCACCGGAGGCGCCCGCCGCGCCTCCATCGCCTCCCATTCCTCCAACGTGTAGACCCTACTCGTCGGATAGTCAATGTGAATCTTCGTGGACCCGAACTCAGGACCGTGGCGGCACTTCTCGCAGGTCAACGTCTCCTTCCGCAACCGCATGATCAGCGTCGAAGCATCCTGAATATCAGTGCTACCCTTGCTGATACCAGGGCTGTCCCCCCCCTTGTTGCCGAAGTGTTCCGTCACCTGTGACACCATCACTGCCGGCGTCCCTGTGTCATCCGCGATGTCCCTGAAGGTCTGTGTCGCCGCAGCGTACTCCTCGATCTCCCTCCTCCCTCTCTGCTTCTGCATCGCCTGCCAGTAGTCGAGGATACCGAGAGAGATCGGCCCCCGCTTCAACGCCTTCATCCACTCCTCTTCGATGTGGGCCTGGTCGTTCTTCCTCTCGGAGAGCCAGATCGGCATCCCCTTGAGTATCTCCCCCGCCTCCCACAAGCGTTCCCACTTGGCCGGCTCTGCACTCCCGTTAAAGCCCCGTCGTATCTCCTCGTTGTTGATGCCGGAGAGCCAGGCAATCATCCGACGTTCGTACATCCCGCGCGACTCGAAGGAGAAGATGAAGACCTGCCCCTGTTCCTTCCGGCGCATCAGTTCCGTCGCGGTGGACATCGCCATGTGGAGGGCGATATGCGACTTTCCGCTGCCAGTGTTGCCCTTGAGCAGGATGATACCGTGGTCAGACAGGGGGCCGATCCTCTCGTCCACCGCCGGCACTCCGAGGCGCGCCGCAGAGAGGGGGCGCCGCCCCTCCCCCGCCCTAGCAATGATGCTGTCGATCGTGCCGGCGCGTTCCGCCATTGACTCGAGACGACCCACCGACCGGATGCGCTCGGAGGCGATCCGTTGGAAGCGCTTCTCGGCATCCTTGATAAGCGCCCCCACGTCCTCGGGGTTGGCAAAGGCAGCTTGCATGATGCCCTGTGCCGCCTTGATCGCGCGGCGGGCCACGCTCTTCTCCGCTACGATCGTGGTGTACCGTGGCAAGTGGGAAGCTAACGGCACCTCCCCCATCAGGGCGGTCAGGTACTCTCCCCCCCCCACATCTTCCAACTGACTGCGCCGGCGCAGTTCGGCACTGACCGTGACTAAGTCAATCGGTTCGTGTCGATCGAGGCAGACCTGCATGGCGACCGCGATCTTCTGGTGGTAGTCGTGGAAGAAGTCTAGCGGGTCGCAGATGGAAAAGCACCTGACCGCGGCCTCCGTCCCCTCAATGAGGATGGACCCGAGAACAGCCTGTTCGGCGTCCCCGTCGTGAGGCGGAGGAACCGAAGACAACAGGGCTGTCTCCGTCATCGTTGCAGCCCCTCAAGCCACATGACCACGTTCCAGCCCCAAGCCTGCGCATCCCGAATGCGTTCTGCTTGCCTGCTGCCTCCTACCGTATGCACTACTCGTTGCGTATCGTCGGTCATGTCCTCCGGTCGCTTCGGGTAGTAATCCTCGCAGTGAATGAAGGGGACATTGTCGTCCGGCATATTCGCCACGCCGCGCTTCTTGTGCACCTCCTTGGTCCTGCCCATGTACTGCCGTACGCCCCAGACCGGGCAGTCCACGCAGGTTAGGTCTACCTTGCCGTGGTGGAGAGTGGCGCAGATCGGGTCCGGCTGCTCCGTCATACCCGTGTCGGCTACCTCCTGGTACCGCTTCAGGAGTTTCTTCAGGAACGGCTGAATGGCGGCGACCTGCTCTTCAGTCATAGCCGGCCGCTCCCGGTGGGTCGGTCCTGCTGGTTTGCGCTTCTTTGCCATGTTCCGCCTGCGCCTCCTCCTACAATGCCTGCGTTTCGCCCGAGAGCCCGTCTAGAATGCGTCAGAATGATCTTTGTTGGCTACCCCTCCACTACGGGGGCCTGACGCGATACAGGACGTTTACGGCGATCTTTTGTGTACCCCCCCCCCGCTTCCGTCATACTCCGTCCTGCGCGGGCTAGTCTGCCGCATCCCCCTTCAGGCACTCCACCACCACCCACGCCCCCACTGCCGCTGCCCCCACCACAACACCTGCAACGAACGTGACCAACCAAGCCATTCCGATCAACTCCCTTCACCCTTGTTGCCGAGCCGCGCCCCCACGCCCTCCCCATGAGACAACGACACCGCCGGCACCGTTGGCGGAACCGCCGCCGCGATCCTCTGTTCCATAGTCTGGTGGCTCTTCAACAACTGGTCGCAGATGTTCAACGCCGCTCGTTGCCGGCCCAACCCCGACGGGCTCTTCGGGTCGATGCCCTTAATGTGCGCCCGCATCGTCCTCAACCGCACAATCTCCTCGTCAGTCATCGCCATCTCTCTCTCGCCTCACTTTCCCTCTTTGGAGTCCCCGAAGATCGCGTACGGCGTCACTGGGTTGCGGTCGTGCCGCGTCTGCCAGTAGTAGTCAAGCCAGGCGTCGGCACCCTTGTGTCGAGCGTACCGCGTGTTGCTGTTAGCCCCGCTATCCTCGACTACTCTTAAGCCATAGGCACCAGTCCAACAGAACTGGAAAACGTGATCGTTGAATGCGTCATACCGCACGGCAGCACTGCGGAGGGTAGGCTTGCGACCGCTGCGGGTGTTGCACAGGACGCGCTTTCCAGTCTTCCGATCTCGTCTCATACACTCATACGGATAGTAGCCAGTGACCCAGGCAGTGCCCTGCACGGTAGCTCCTGTTGAGAGAGCCTGCCGGTAGCCCGTAGTCTGCCAGGGCTTGAGCCGGCCGAAGTCTCCGTGGAGCGCCTTGGCGGCGCAGACCTGCAGGGCGTCAGGCTTCCCGTCGATCCCCACCGGGGTAGCGGGGCCTGTCATGGTTAGTGCTGCGATGATAAGCGTCAGTACGTTCATGGCTTCTCCTCCTGCGCCTGCGCCTGCGCGTCCGGCACGGTACCGCCGGCGGTGCGGTAAGCTCTGACGATGCGCTTTGCGGCACACAAGCTACCCGCCTGTCCTTCCATAGCCGCCCGCAGCGCCATTACGGATTCTTCCTTCGAGCATGTCTCGGGGCAGACTACGCAGGACGGCAGTTCAGATGCCATCGCCTTCAGTGCCGCCCGCGCCTCGTCCCGCTCCTTGGCCACATCCGCGATGTCGGCCAGTAGGTCATAGATCGCCTGCGCCCACCACACAGCGCCGGCCCTCGCAACAATTGGGGTGACTATTGCGTGCCAAATGGCCTGCGTCGCCTCACTGGTCCGCATCGGTGCCACCGCCCTTCGCTTCCGCATTCAGTCGTTCGCCGAGCGCCTCATCAGCCTCGTCATTGCGGTCCTTGGCGCTCAGCGCCCACTCGTCGCCGACGTGCTCCATCAGGTCCAACGCAAGTTCGTCCAGCACGTAGACAGGACCGTCGCCGCACTCGTGGAGTTGCCGACAGTAGGGGTTGGGCATGTGAGGTAATGTTGGCTTGAGTGATGGACACACCTCGAAGGCTGCGTCAAGAGCGTGCCCCTCGTGCCAGTCGTCATCGCCGACGATAAGAAACTGGTGACGCAGACCGTCGAGTAGGCCGCTGCAGATGAAGATCCTCATTGTGCACCGCCCTTCGCCGCCAGGATCGCGCGGGCGAGGTCGCGCAGGTCGTAGCCGTCAGAACGCGCTCTCAACTCGCGATTACCTGTGCGGCAGCTCGCCTCCAGATGAGGACCAGCAGACCCTCTCCAGACCAGGATGTCGCAGCCCCGCAGCGCGTCCAGCAGCTCCGCGTCTGTCGGCCCCGGCGGCTCCTGCCCGGTGGCCTCGGCGGAACGCTTCTCGTCACGGTAGACTGCGAGCGTCTCATCCATCCACGCCTCCACGCGCCTGATGCACTCCGCCGCGTTGTAGGCGTCGCAGCAGTCACCGTGTTCGTCGAACAACGGGCAGTGCTCGTCCTCGCCAGTGAGGCGATCCGCCACCGCTGCCTTCAGGTCCGCAGCATCCCCGCTGCCGCCCTCCAGCGCGGCGAGGATGGTGCGGCCGTCGGGGGTGATCGTGCAGACGCTGAGCATCGCGGCACCGCGTTCGTCCGACACATCCACTACCTCAACGCAGCACAAGCCTAGTCCTTCGAGTTCGCGGATCGTGATGCGGTCGCCCTCGTCCATCGCAATCCAGGTCAGGCCGTCTTCACCGGCGGCAAGGAGCTTACTGAGTTCCTGCCAGAATCGCGTCTCCCGCACGGCCGCAGAGGGAGAGGCCGGGACCATGCGGGTGAGCACGGGCTGCCCATCCACCGTCTCACAGCGATCCCCGCAGTTGCTGCAGTAGCAGTTCTGCACACCGTCGGACACAACCAGGGTGGCCTGCCCCGTCTCCTCGTCCTCCTCAACCACCAACACCTGCCACCACTCCCCGTCCCACCGGCGCCGCCCGCACTTGCAGGCCAACGGATGCTGCTCAAAGTGGGCTCGCGCCTGTTCCTCATCTTCCCGCTTCGCCAAGTCGCTCAGACTTACGTCACTCATCACTCTCGCCTCCTCTCGACTTCATCTCCACAGGTATCAACATCTCAGCAAGTTCCACCTGGCCTGCCCCCCGCGCCGCGCTCAACGCCTTCTCTGTCTCCGGGGTGGTATCCCCTCTCACGTACAACACTCCTGTCTTAGAGCCGGGTGGCACTGCAACCCAGGCACGTAGACAACACCCAGGGTAGCCCTGAAACTGCGGCAGGGGAGATGGTTCCTTGAAGTACTTGCGCTCGCCCCACCTGTTCAGATACTCAGCCACCTTCAACAACTGCTCGATACTGAACCGGTGGCCGTCGAAACGGGGCTCGGTTGTCGCAATGATCATCGTTCTCTCACTCATCGTTGTCGCCTCCCTCTCCAGATAGTCGCCCCTCCGCTACCCGCACCGCCTCCCGCACTGCCCCCACCAACTCGACCTTCCCGTCCTCACCCATGACACCCCACTCCTGACCATCCACACTCCACCCACCAGTCCACCCTTCCCTCTTCCAGTGCACCACCACCATCCCATCCTTCGCCAGACTGCGGCTCATCGTGTACCGCCAACCACGCTCCGCCAGATCACCAATCCCGTCTCGCTCCATCATTTCGACGTTCGCCCGGTCGATCTCTGCCACGCACACACTGTACCGCAGACCGCCGTTGCGGCTACCGCCCTTCGAGTACCCGGGGAGCATCCACGCAGGCTCTCTGTCGTCGCCCGATAGGGCCGCGTCACGCTCCGACCGCTGCACCTCTGCCATGTGATCCTTCATGCTGTCCGCCACGCTTCTCACCTCCTACTGTTTCCGTCCCTCCAACAACCGCACTGCCACCTTCCACACCGCAAGCACCGCCAGGAACCACAGGATGTCCCACCCGTTCAACGCCTGCCCATGCTCGATCGCGCTCATGTCTTCTTACCTCCTCGCATCTTTCCGATGCGTTCCCCTTCCTTAAACCCACATCTTCGAGCCTCGTCCCTACACGCACGACAGGGTATCACAGAGGCCTTCTCTCCATCCGTCCCAAACGCATCTCTGGACAACTTCATGTTCAGTTTCTCTCCGCAGACCCCACACTCCACTGCGGTTATCTGCACCGTGATCATAGCCACTTCAATCACAGCCACTCCAATCACTCCCTTCCCTGGTCTTATCAGTACTCCGGTGCGAACCCCAACGTCCGCTCGATCTCCACCTGCCGCGTCCGCAACTCCTGATACCGCGGCTCCGCTCCCGTCAACCCCCTGTTCTCCTCCTGCAACGCTGCATGCTCCTCCAACAGCAGGTCCCGCTTCGTCTTCACCGCCGCACACTTCCCACCGTCACCGTTACCCCCCGCCGTCTTCTTCGCGTCCGCCTCCTCGTTCCTTAAACAGGCCCTCGCGTACCTCAGAGCGTCGTCTGTCCCTGGTACAGACAGTGCATACCGCATCCAGTAGACAACCCTCTCCGCGTCGTGGTGTTCGAGCAGCGTTCGATAGGAGTCCAAGTAGTCTAGTTGTTGATTCACCGTCAGTGCCTTGTTGTCGCGCTTCTCCTCCAGGTGCACTACTAGTTCCCAAAACACCTCATTCTGTTTGGCAGAGAGTTTGCTAACCCTATCATCGAACTCCGCCATCCTTACCTTATCTCTCAGAACGGCATCAGCCCTTCTAGCCTGATTGCCAGCCCTCATCTTCTTCTTCTCAGCAGGGATGTCTATCTCACCATCAGCAGATATGACGGGGTCCTGCGGACTCTTCTTTCCGGGGGGAGGGTTGGGAGGAGGGAGAGCCGTTTCTGAGGTGTTCTCTGTAACCTTTGCTGTAACACCTTTCTGTAGAGCGCCGGGAACGCCTGCGGCAGTAGGGCTCACGGCATGTAGCACTACACTTTTTTGTGTATTGGCACTACACATTTTAGTGTACTGGCAATACACATTTTGGTGTAGTGGCAATACACTATTTTGTGCATAGGTCCCGTGTTCCTGAGCGCTTCTCAACGCCACTTTTGCATCCCTCCACTCCGGTCCGCCGTACCATTCCTCGACAAGCGTGTTGATCCCGTATGCGCATTTCCCTCCAGGATAATCGTGCAACGGGATCTGGCAGACCACGTTCTCCTTGACCAAAGTACCCAAGGCACGGGCTGCTGTCGTCACTGTCAACCCAGTACCAACGGCCACATCCTTCGCTGTCATCACGTCAATCTTCCCACGATCCGGGTCCGTATCCGTTGCCCAACCGTACGTCCTGCGCATGATGAAGAAGACCACCTGAAACTCGGCGCCTGTCAGAGGAGCGCAGGCAAACGCCTCAAGCAACAACCGAGCTACCCGAGCGTACCCGTCCTCGATGTCTGCCTTGCCCTTTTCGATGTCGCCCTTCGGCATCAGACATACCACCCTATCACAGAAAAGCAGACAGCCCCGGCCGCTGGCATGAAGCCAATGACCGGGGCTGTACTGCGCAAACGCCGCTCTAGGTTCATGCCCTGATATCCCGGCAAGGTGATATCGAGACGAAGAGAGAGCGGCGGCTTTGCTGAGGTGATAGCAACGCTATGAGACATGAACCTTCCTCTTTCTCGGTATCAGTCCTTGCCGGGACCCCCAGTATGTACCATAGCGCCACCGCGTTGTCAACACCTATTCTTCTCTGCCAAGGAGCGCCAGCGCCCGCAGGCACTGCTTCTCATCGAACATCCCGATATGCGCCTCCTCCCGCGGCAACCCCATCATCCTCGCCAGCCGCCGGTACGACCGCTCCCGCCGCGCCTTCCTCTTCCGCATGTTCACCACATGCACCCACTGCTCGTCAAAGACCGCGTGCAGCTTCCTCCTCAACGCCCTGGTCGCCACTCCCGCCGGCGTTCCCGTCGGCGTCCCGTCCCGGTGGGCGCTCATCATCCCATCGCACTCCGGCGCCCTGGTGCAGCGATAGAAGAGCCCGTACTTACCGTGATCCAGCCGCATCGCCGCCCCGCAGTAACAGGTACACTTCGGCTCTGCTGGTACGGGCTCATCACTTCTCGCCATCCGGCAACTCCTCTCTCGCCAGGGACAACATCGCCTCCCTGATCTTCTCCACCGTCCCCCGGTGCATGTCCAGAGCGTCCCCCCGCATCAGTCGGTAGAAGCTCTCGTGCCCTCGGTGGTCGCCGTTGACAAGTCGGTAAGAGATAGCTGCGATCGTCACCTGGGGATGCTTCTCGATGAAGTGGAGTACGGCATGACGGACCCTGTAGCCGGACACCATCGTTCTCTCCCTCACACAACACCTCCCTGATCTGTCTGTGCGTCACGCCACAATGCCCGCAGAAGCGCCTACAGGCGTCTCTAAGCCGCTTCGGCAGCGCTTCTAGGGGAGAGGTCCATCATACTCCCCGAAGGGCCTGTCGTTCTTCGGCCCGTCCAGTATGGTGATACTCCGCACCACTGGTCGCTGCTTCGTCCTCCGCTCCACCTCCTTTGTCTCGACCGTGTAGTTCACGCAGAGCAACATGCCCTCCCGGAGCTGCGGCTCCCATTTCTCGGCCATCGTCCCGAACGCATGTACCCAGATCCACGCCTGCGCGTCATTAAGGCGCGAGACGGTCAACCACAACCCCAGGTGCTTGACCACCCCGATATGGTCTATCTTCGGATTGTTCTGCAACCGTCCCACCACACACCCGAAGTTCACGGACTTCTGCACAGACGCTACCCAACCAGTGATAACCAGGTGGCGCCCATCTTCCTTGCTTCCGCGGTCCTCGGCGGTACCAAACACCGTGACGGTATCCCCCCGGCAGATGTCCCTATGAACGGCCGTCGCCCGGTCACCGTAGAAGGTGATCTCGGGCGACGCGATCTTCTTGCTGGCTTTGTTGGCGCAGTCGAGGGTCATCACGCACATCATCGAGCCGGTGGTCTTCGTCGGCACCGGATCGGTGATCTTCACGCAGATACCCTGCAGCACCACCGTATTCGACATGGTACCTGCCTCCTACTCCATGCCGTCGCGAGCGGCGAGGTAGATGACCAACCGCGCGTCCTCATCCAGACCAGGCCAACTCACCTCACCATAGCCCACGTCGGTCTTGAACTTGTCATGGAACTTGATCCCCTTCGACGCTAGGAATGCGCGCAGGGCGCCGGCGTTCGCGTAGTACCGGCTCTCCTCTGCCGCCACGATCGGCGCGACAGGCTCTTCCGCAGGTTCCTCTGCCGCAGGCTCATCAGGGGCAGCGTTAGCCGCCTCCCACAGGCGCGTCGCCTCGTTGGCCGGCGTGCCGTCCGGAAGGTAGGCGAGCTGGTCAGCCGCGATCTCCTCTACCGATGCCGGGGCGGCAGGAGCGGGTTCATCTGCCGGCGGCGGCTCGGCCTTCTTCCTGGCGGCCTTCGGCTTCTCTGCCGGCGGAGGTTCAGGGGCGGGCTCCGGGGCAGTCGCCACGTCGATCTCCTCATCCTCCTCGCCGTCGTCCAGGTCGAACCGTTGTACGCTACCCGGATCCCCCTCCACCTCATACTCTCCCTCCACTATGCCATCGTCTTCCGGTTCGGGCTCCGGCTCAGGGGGCGACGCTGGCTGCACAGGCGGCTTCCTGCGGGCCTTCGGGGCTGCCTTTGGAGGGGTAGGCCCACTCGGCGCTTCCGCGGCCGTTGGAGCCGTCTCTGTCACGTCCTGCGGCGCCCCGTCCACCTCCATCGAGACCAGCCGTGTGCCACCCTGCCCGTCGTCCTCCTCGTAGTAGCCCAACTCCTCCGGCAGGTACGTCTTGTTGAGTACCTCCGGCGCGTATCTCCGCACTCCCCTGGTCGTCACTCGGGCCACCAACATGTCCTCCGGGTTCCGCGTCCAGCCGCCGTCCTCTTTGATCAGGCCGGCCTGCTGCGCGTCCCGCATTGTGTAGGTGGTCTCCCACCGCGTCTCATTGTCGCGTACCCGCCACAACCACATCGTTGCCGACGCCAGCAGACCCTTGTCGTCCCGGTTGATCTTCACCTCGTACTCGTAACCGAACTGATGGAGCATTGCCCGCATGATCTCGGCGCTGATCGACAGCGCCCCCTTGATCATCTTCAGGTGCCGCGCGCTCGCCGCCGCACTCAGGTTAAAGTCCCTCCCTGCGAGGATCACCGAGAACACGTCCGCCGGGTCCCCGGCTTCGGAGACCCACTCTTCCTGCTTCGTCTCGCGGTTCCACTGCTTCCGCTTCCTGCCGAACATAGACGACTGCGCCAGCTTCTCGGCGATAGTCCACAAGGCATCCAGTTCCTCGCCCACCGGCTCCGGCCGCGCCAACTGCGGCGCCAGGGCCGTCTGTTGCGCCGCCGCCACCATCTTTGTGCCACCATTCGTGTCCGCCATCTGCTTCTCCGCCTCCTTCGTGTCTCGTAGTATCTTCACTGCCAACCGATGCGAGCAGACCGTCTTTGCGGGGGCCGGGCAGGAACACCGGAGCGCCTTGTCAGACCGGCGTGTCACCTGCCAGGTGCCTGTGTCGCCGGCCACATAGTAGCAGTGAGGCCCCGGCTTGACCCGGCCCTCCCGCAGGTAGCGCTCCGCCTTCTCCCGCTTCGTCTCGGCCATGACTACTCCGCCCACCCCAACATCGCGAGCACCTCGGACAGCGTCTCATCCACCGGCTGCCCGTCATCTCCTATCTTCACTCGGCACTCACCATCGACCATACCGACTACCTTCACTTTCCCTGGGGCCACATAGATCGTATACAGCCTGTCATCGCTGGCAATGGCCGTCAACTTCAGGCGCCGCGACTGGGCCAGAATCGCCTCCACCTCCTCCGGCGTTCCATTCACACACGTCGAGAATGGTTCGCCACCTTGCACCTGCACACGACAGTAGTCACCCACCTTCTCAATGCACCTGACATGCTCAGGATCAACGTAGACCGCAATTCCCGTCTCGTAATCGTACAGCTTCGCAAGCATCTCTCTCCTCCTCTCCTGCGGCAACGCCGCTACTCCGTCTCGCCATCAGTCTCTTCCTCTGCCTGGCCGACACCCTCCTGCACTACCTTGAACGTCGTCGCCTCCGGCGGCGCTACCTTCTTCAACCACGGCACCTTCACCCCATTACCGTCGTAGAACGCATCCCCCTGCTTCTTCAACCCCGCCTTCAACTCGCTCGCCTTGTACCCAGACACGCTCCCCACAATCAGCCGCTTCGCCTCCGCCAACAACACCGCATCTGTCACGTCCGCCGGCAACTCCCGTAGCATCTTCACCACCGCCAGTACCGCCCCGTCACCGTCCCACAACAAGCGCCCCCCGCACTTCGTCGTCTTCAGTTGCCCGTCGATCAGGTTGACCGTCTTCTCCCCCGCGTGGAAGTCCTCCGCGTACTCCCGCAGCACGAACTCCGCGAAGGTAGCATACCTCTCCCACGGCGCCTTCTGCTTCTTCAGCCAGGCCTCCAACTGCTGCCGGTTGCGATCGTAGACCCGCTGCGCCGCCGCGACTACCTTCCACCACTCGCGGCGCTTGTGCAGTACCCCCTCCGCCACGTCCTGCGCGTCGCACCCTCGCTTCTTCGCATAGTCTCGAATGTTCCAGTAGCTGCGGTCGCTCTCCGGGGCCACCTCCTCGTCCGCGATGAAGAGCGTCTTGCCGTCGGACACAGCGGGGTCGTACAGTCCGAGCCTCTCCAGTTCGACGCCAAGGTCACCGATGCCGGCACCCTCCGCCATGAACTGAGTAATGTGCGCCTCCAGCTCTGCCTCAGTCATCGGTTGCTGCTGATCCTGTGCCACTGGTCTCCGCCTCCTTCTGCTCGTAGTCAGGACAGTCAATCTGCGGGTCGGATGATTTGCGATGCCTCTGACATGATATGAACCCTTGTTCATTGCCACTGATAGCGTTGATGGTAACGTTTATCGCGCACAGGTGATCTGTATCGTCTGCGTCGTCTTCTCCCCAACGATAATGCTTGCACTGCCTACAGATGGTCATCTCACCCACTCTCCTTCTCGCTGCCCAGGATCGGCACGCCGTCCCCGTCCACGTACCGCACGAACCGCACCGAATGGTACCAACGATCGTGATCCATACCCGCCCGATGACCGTTACGCAAGTCGTCCACAACTCCTGTCCAACCCTCCACCTCGAACGGCGCCAACATCTTCGCTATGTCTTCATCACCCGCGCCCCAGGGTGCCCTACCGTACACGCGCTCTTCCTTCACCTCGCGCTTCGCCCCCACTAGCCGATGGTTGTCGAAGAGCCGCAGCGTCGGCCCCCCCGGCACGTATCTGCCCGTCACCGCGAGCCCGAACTCCTCCGGCGTGAAGCCAATCTCACAGACGCGCACACCGGAGGTCTCGTCCGTCACGATGATGCGGATGCTGCGCCCGTCTTCGTAGCCGATATCCCTTTCGATACTCACGTTGCAGCGTACGTCCTTGATAGCCATGTTCACTCACCCTCTCCCGCTGCCGCCGGCGCGTCGCCGAACAGCAGGCGCTTGGTCTCGGCGTAGCTGCCAACCACGCGATACTCGATGTTGGCTCCATCATCCAGTGGGGAACGCGACTTGAGCGTCACGTACGAGGAGTCGACGATGCCACCTGGGTACTTCCCACCTGCTGCTACGTTGGACACGTCGGTTGCGTTCACGAGCACGGGGGATGGGTCTTTCCCTGTGCTCGTAGCCTGAAACTCCACCATGCGCGGCTGTGCCGGCTGCGCGGCCCCGTTGAGCAACGCCGCCAACTCGTCCGGCGTTTCCTCGAACCCCAGACCTCGGAAACCAGTACTCAACCAACTCCCCTTACCACCACATCGTCCAACCTCGATAACCGTCCCCCACTCATTCACCCACCGCCCATCCTGCGTCCTCGCAAACATCGTCACTCACCGCCTTCCCTTTCGTTGTTGTCCGCCTCCGCCGCCACCTCTCCCTCTCCCCCATCTCCTCCAACCGCCCCACCACCTCCCGCAACTCCCGGTACCCACCCAAAAACTCCCTGTCCCTCTCCATCCTCTCCCGCCGTGTCACATCGCATCACCTCCCCCCGGACCCAGGAACCCCCACAGGATGTCGTCCACCACGTCGCCGATCTTCCTCCCCGTCGCAACGCAGTAGTCCTTCAGCGCATCCCACGTCTCCTTGTAGACCCGCACTACCCCCCCTGGCCCACCGCGCTTCTTTCTCCTCCGACCGTCAACCTTCGGCTCAATTGCCACCTGCTTCACCTCCTCAAACGTGCTTACTTGTATACATCCTTCCGCCGTCTGTTGTCAACAACTATCGCCACAAAGCAAAGCCCCCGGCTCCTGCCCTGGTTGCCCAGGAGAAGCCGGGGGCCTGCTGCCCTCCGCCCGCTGCGTTACACGACCGTCGCCTACAGGAGATCCTTCAGAAACGCCTCCACCGCAACCTTCGCGATCTCCGCACGGGCCTTCGCCTTCATGTTCGGGTACTGCTCGGCGAGGGCCGCATTGACCGCCTTCATGCGCGCTGTCGTCATAATCTTCGGGATGCCGATAGCCTCCACGATCATCCGCAGCAACGACTTCCAGTCCAGACTCGCCGACAGTACACTCAGTACGTCACTTGCCTTCATCCGTACGTCACCCTTTCCTTGCTATGCTACGCCCCACTCTTCGGCAGGGTCGCTACGACCGCCTCAATCGCCCCCTCGGAGATCACCTTCACTCTCGGGTCATCAGAGAGCACTTCCTTCACAACCGCCATCTTCTGAGCGCCGGTTGCCTCCGCCTGCGTCTGTTCCACCGACAACACCGCCTCCTGCACGGCCTTCTCCTGCGACAGTTCCGCGAGGTACTTCTTCAGTGCTGCCACCCCCAACCCCACCACGCATGTCAACACCGCCAGCAGCGCCGGCACGAGCACATCATTGACCCACTGCAACAGTTGTTCCACCATGACACGCCTCCTAGTGCTTCAACAACGCGATCAGAGCCCCACCCAACGTTCCGCATAGCGCCAACCCCGCCGCAAGCACCTTCGTCTTCGTGTCCAACGCGACGCGCCGATCCTCACTCCGCGACTTCTGTTCGAGTTGCATCAGCCGCACCGTCTCGCCAGTCTGCCTCAACCCCTCCTCCAACTGATCCATCGCCCGCATGTTCCGCTCGTGTCGCTCCTCCAGATTGCGCACCCTCAACGCCAACAAAGGATGCCCCTCCAGGTCGGTGTGAGCGTCGAACTTTCTGCAGACCTCCGCGATGGAATCTCTCACCTGTTCGAGAATGGTAGTGACCTGCGTCATACTCTGCATGACGGTGACATGTTCTCTGCAGATCGGCCGATCCTGCCCGTTGCCGTTCTTGCTGCCGTTGCTGCTGCCGTTTCCCACGTCCATCAGGCATTCCCCCTCTCCGTTGCCCGTCGTTCCACCTCTGCGCCCTGTGCCGCTGCCTTCGCCCGCAACTCCCGCAGGTAGGCCAACCCCCCAGGGGATGGGAGAGCACTCGACCCGAGTGCCTCCTTGATCGCCTGGTGCGTCTCCTGTAGATCGGCTAGCGTCACCGGCATGACAACCTCCCTATCAGACTGTTAGTGGCCGGCGCCGAAGAAGCCACGCAACCATCCGTCATACTTCTCAGCCATGTACGCGCGCATTTTCCCCCAATCACCTCGGTGTGTCAATGAGTCCGGGTGCGTCCGCATCCACGAGTACACGTTGTAGCTGCACGTCACGCGCCTCTCCTTCGCCATGCACGCTATCAGAATGTCCGCATCCTCCGCTACACACATAACCTCATCCCACCAGATCCCTACATCCAGATGGAGGCTGCGCCGCGTTGATACCGTGCTGCCGCCACACCCGCTACCGAAGATGTTCCGCACCGTCGGGGGTTCAACGTGGAAGCGCTTCGTGCGCTTCGACCAGTCGTTGCCCTCGAAGTACTCCTTCTGCCCGTACACCAGTTCCGCGCCGTCCGCAAACTCAGCTAACACCTGTTCCACGCGCTGCAGGGGAGCCACGTCGTCCGCGTCCAGGTAGATCAGGAACTCCCCGGAGGCAATGCGGGCTCCGTGGTTCCGTGCGGCACTCACACCCAGGTTGGTCGAGTGCCGCGTAGTACGAATGTAGACCGGGTAGTCCCCACAGAGATCGGAGATGACCTGCGGGGTCATATCTCCGCTGCCGTCGTCTACAATGACTACCTGATCGGGCGTGCAGGTCTGCGAGAAGCACGACTCTACGGCGTCCGTCAGGGTATGCGAGGCGTTGTAGGCGGGGATGACAACAGACACCGCCCCGGGGATGGTAGGGGCCGTGTAGAGGTCGGAGGCTGTCCACCTTGGCTTCTCTCGAAAGCCCTGTGCCAACTGTGCCACTAACCACTCACCTCCCTCAGATACTCCGCCCACTGCCGCGCGATCCCCTCTATCGCGTACTGCCCCGCCTTCTCCTTCCCCGCCTTCCCCATCTCCTTCCGTACCCCCGCCTCACCGAACAACGACCGCAACGCCGCCTCCCACTGACCCTCCCCGAAGCACAGGTAGCCCTCCACTCCTCCCTCTATCGCCGCCCGGTAGCTCGGCACGTCCTCCACTGCCACCGGCAACCCAGCCGCCATCATACTCAGGGCCTTGTTGGCGCACTTGCCCCAACTCCACGCATTCTGAAACAGCGGCGCCACCCCCAGGTCACCCAACGCCATCTGCTGCAACACCGTCTCGAAGGTCCACTTGTGGTGTGCCGCATTGTACGGCTTCGCCGCGGCCTTCTCCGCGTTGCTTCTCCCACTGCCGTCCTGCTCCGGGCAGACGAAGTTCACCAGGAAGTCGAACTCCTGCGCCAGGGCATCCAACACCCCGTCGATCTGCTCGAAGAAGGTCATGTTATCGTGCATCCCCATCCAGAAGACCTGCAGGGTGCCCTCGTGCTTCTTCCGCTTCACCTTGAAGTACTTGGGGTCCACGGCCTCCTCAATCATGCGCACCGTCGGGTGCATCTGCACCAGGTACTGCTCCAACCGAGGGGACCCTGCTACGATCGCGTGGACGCGGCTGATCGCCCGTCGCATCTCGTCATGGTTTCCGTAACAGTCGGCGAAGGTCATGTCATTGATGTCCATGACCACCGTCTTCGCTGCGGCCAGGGCCTCGTCAAGGAGGCGCGGGTTGTACTGCAGCACGATCACGTCCGCGCGCTCCTGCCCGTCCCACTGCGCGGCGTCCACGCCCTGTCGCTGTAACTCCGTGTAGACGTTGATCCCCCTCTGCCTCGAAGTGGGCTCACTCTCGTCAGAGAAGAGCCTCCACCGTATCTTCAGGTTGCTACTCATAGGTCCATCGTCACCTGCCTCTCCTGTGGCTTCCCCACGCTGCGAAACTGCGTGCACGTCTCTTCCCCGTCGATGATCCGCAGACATCCCACCGCGCCCTCCTTGTGCGCACGAGAAAACGCATCGCAACGATGCGGGTCGTCTCCCCCGTGCACGCACAGCTTGCACACCCGCTCCCAGAAGTCGTAGTCAGGCGAGAAGCACTCTCCGTTCGCGCGTGTCGCACTCACAGAATCACATTCTTCTTCGCGTAGAGATCACAGATGCCCGTCCTGCTCACCGCTGGATTGCGTCGTACCGCCGCGCAGTAGAGTCGCTCGGGATACGCTGCCACCGGCCTCGACTGCACACACGTATCGCAGCAACGAAGACACTGATGCTTGTAGTGAACATCCACCAACAACTTCGGCATCTGAACTTCACATGCCCTCTCTGTATCTTCCTTCATCATCGCTTCTCTCCACTCCTCTCGATGATCTGCCTTACCCTCTCCCCGAACCCACCCGGCTCCACGTAGTACCCCCACCTCAACACCTGCAACATCTCCGCCCCCGTCATTCCCTCCAACGCGAACGCCGGCTCCCCCAGGAACACCACCTTGACCCCGTGCATCCACGCCTCCACCGCCGTCTGCGAGTTGATGGTGACCACCTCCGCCACCTGCTCCATCAACGGGTGTATCGCGAAGTCCACCAGTTCGAACCCCAGCTCCGCACACCGCGCCTCCAATCTCCCCTGATCAGTGAACCCGTCGCTCGGGTGTCTCTTCACTACCACCCGTTGCCCCGCGTAGTGCTTCGCTACCCAGTCCAGCAGTTCCGAGTTGGTCTCCGCCTTCCCCCCTGTGCGGAAGACCATGTTCGTGTCGAACGGCACCTGCAGAGGAACGAAGATGTTCCTCCCCAACGGCAGTCTCTCCCGCACCTCTGCCGGCGTCGTCGGCCGTTGCTGCTCAATCCCAGTCAACGTCACCGAGGACAACCACCGCGCCAACCTGTCCGGCGTTACCCGCACGTCCCGGTACAACTCCAGGTCGCTCTGCCCAGCACTCAGGCCCGTCCCGTCCGCCGTGAACATCCCCGGTACAGCCGCCCGTTCCACGTACACGATCGGCAGGGGGCCGTGCTCCGACCAAGTCTGCGCCCACTCCTTCGCTACCTCGTTGTACCAACACTTCTCCCCCCAAAGAACCACCGCGTCGTACTTCTCCCGGCACCACATGGTCAACATCCCTCCGAGGACCTCACACAGATCCGGAAGCGCTGGCGTGTAGTGCATGAAGGTGGAGACCAGAGGCAGGTGCAGCCGCGGGATCGCCCGCTCGTACGACAGGTGCGGCAGGTCGGGCAGCAGGTCGGTCTTCTGGGGAAAGTCAGTAAACCACATATCCTTGACGGACAGGTGGTGGGTGTGGCGCGACCAGTCGTAGAGTTGCGTGGTGGCTTCGTCACGGACGGTGATACAGTCGAAGAGACAGTCGGGGTTGTAGCGGGCGAGGTGCCGGAACTTCACCGCCGCGTTGCTGTCCCGCACGACCGCCAGGAGCCGCAGATCAGACATTGGCAACCTCCTCTGGCACCTCGCGCGCCTCCTCTACCAAGGTCCAATGCTCAAGCAGCGCAATGAACTGCCACCCTTCATTGCTGATCGGATGGCCAATGTACGTGTGCACGCGCCAACCCTTCTCTGCCCATTCATTGATCACTTTCTGCAGTTTCACAGGGTCTGCATCTGCTAACGTGGAGTACTGGTACTTGTCAGACATCCCTCGCCTCCTCCATCACAGATTGCCACTCCGACGCCGTGACGGCCCCCAGGCGAGTCGCCCCGCTCTGGTGCATGCACTCTCCCCAAGACCGCGGCTTCATCCCCTCCGGCACCATCCCCCACAGCTTAGTCCCCGGGTATGGCGTCACCAGACTCAGGCTGATGTCCGCCCCCAACCCGCGCAGCCTCCGCCCCCAGGCCAACGTCGCCCGCATCTCTTCCGCCGTCTCCCCAGGGAACCCGATCATCAGATAGAACGCCACCCGGTCGATGCCCTTCCCGCGCAGCAGTTCGTACGCCGCCTCGGGATCCCCCTCCTGCAGGTGTTTGCCACTCAGTTCCCTGATCCTCGGGGTCGCGCTCTCTACCCCCATACACACCTTCTCACACCCACCCGCCACCAAGGCCTCCGCCAACTCCTCGTCCACGTTCTGTAGGGCCGCATCGCATACCCACCGAAACCCGCTACCCGCCAGCGCCTCACAGACCCCCAGGGCGTGACTACGCACCACCCCGAAGCTGTCGTCCACGATGCGGCCGTGTTGGACGCCGAGACTGTCCACTTCCGCCCTGACCGCCTCTGGCCGGCGCACCCGCACCTTCGTGCCGAAGACCTTCGGCGCCGCGCAGTAGGCGCAGGCGTACGGGCAGCCCCGTTGCGTCTGGATGAGGCCCTTTAGGAAGGCATCGTAGCGTTCCCCGCCGATCACGCAGTCCCGCGCCGGCGCGTAGCGGTCCAGATCATCACTATGCAATTCATGGGTTGGCTCCTGATAGAAGTTCGTCTCAAACAAGGTCCCAACCCAATCTACATCTCCTTCTCCTCTGATGACATAGTCGAAGTACGTCCTTTCATCATCTGGCAGCAGCGAAGCATGTATCCCCCCGGCCACTGTCCTGATGCCCCTGCTCCGCGCCAACCTCGCGTACACGTGAGCCGCCGGCACGTCCGCCGTCGTGTAGCTGATCCCCACCGCCTCCGGCCGCCACGTCTCAAGCAACTCCACGTACGGCGCCACCACGTCGCTCGTGACCGCCTCCGCGTGCATCTCCCCCAACACTACCGGCCCGTTCGGCAGCGGCGTCGGGTTGGAACAATCGTCGTGGTAGATCCGTACCTCGTGGCCGCGGGCGCGCAGCATCGCCGCCACGTACATGAGCCCCAATGGGTAGACCTGGTAAACTCGGCTACCGAGCAGCCGAGCGAAGGGGGGCTTCACTAGCAGTATCCGCATCTCACACCGCTCCCTTCCAGACCACGTACAGCAGGTGCGCCACGTTGTCCGGGTTCTCGATCGGGCGCGGACGTACCTCGACGTGGCTCGTCACATACAGCGGTTGGTAGCAGAGGTCGAGAACATCTCCCCGCCCCTCCATGAAGGCGTCGCAGTCCGCCACGCTCATGTTCCTGCCGTGGTGGTAGGGGTTGTCACCGCTGTTGACCGGCAGGGACACCAGGAGGGCCTCCTTAGTCATCGCCAGGAGCTTCTCCATGCCTGCCTCCATGTTCTCCAGGTGTTCGAGCACCTCGAAGGCTACCACAGTGTCGTACGACCAGCAGGGAGTGTGCTTCTCGATGCTTGTGTGCCAGAACATACAGCCGTGTGCAGGGGGAGGGCCGTACCGATCCTGCGCCACAATGATCGCCTCACGCGATGAGTCTATGCCCTCTACTCCCCTGCACACGTTCGCCAACAGGGCCGTGCCATAGCCAATCCCGCACCCCGCGTCCAACACCGTCTTCCCCCTGCACCAGCGCAACGCCCACACGTACCGCGCCAGGTGCCGCTGCACGCTCGTCACATCGTCCGTCCACGCCATTCTCTCCCCGGCCATGTCAGTTCGTCTCCTTCCGCTTCGCTATCGCTGCAAACAACTCGTGCAGTTCGTCTTCCATCAACTGTAGCACCTGTTGAGGTAGCAACACGCCGTCAAGCACCAGTTCAACAGTCATCTCATCCGTGATCCGAATGCGGTCTCCCCGCTCTGCATCTGAACAACGGTTCGTCCAACTCACCAGTTCGCACTTAGCCCTATGCTTGTTCCTGGCGACGACGTATCCACCCAACAACCACTCGGGAACGGCAACGTACCCGCTCTCTCCGTGTTCAGCTTCCTGAACAACGAACTCGCTCGATATTCGGTAGATGCAAAACGGCAACGGCACCTGCCCCCATGCGGACATGATCCTCTCCACCTCTGTCTCTGGCATATTCGTCTGTTCCTCTACATCATCGTCCCAGAGGTTGTCATCAAGCCGCCACGCCGTACGCATCAGAAGACACCTCCGAACTCGTTCGCCAGACTCTCCCCGTACACCAGAGCGTCCATCCACCCGATGTTGTTCGTCTCCGCGTCGTCCACCCCAGTCATCTCCTCCGCCCCGAAGTTCTCCAACAGGTCGCTCACCATCGTCATCACTCCGCGCTGCGGCTCCCACCCCAACGTCTCCCGCATCTTACTGCAGTCGATGTCGTAGCTGCGCCCCTCCCCTCTACTCCAATCCCCCACCACCCGGCACTCCGTCCCCATCTGCTTGAGCAGGTGTTGCACGTATAGAGCTAAGCAAGCGATCGTGTATCCCTCCGACAACGGCACGCAGTCCCCCTTCGGTTGTCTCCGCTTCGCCACGTTGTAGACCTGCCCCCCGACGCCCTCCGCCTCCAGGAACCGTACATGCGCTTCCGCCACGTCCTGCACGTCGATCAGAGGCCGCAATGCCTCCCCCCCCGCGTGGACCCGGATCAGTCCATGCTTCAGGGCCAACCGCACAAACGTGTTGACTACCAGATCCCACCGCATCCGCGGTGACCACCCGGAGACCGTCGCCTGCCGCAGGATCACCGGCTCGAATCCGTTCCCGGCGAGCCGCAGCAACGCATCCTCCGCCTTCGCCTTCGCCTCCCCGTAGTGCCCCACCGGCTTTAGGGGGGCCGTCTCCAGCAGTCCCTTTGTGTCGCTGCCCCCGTAGACGGACGCCGACGACGCGAAGGTGAAGCGATTCACCCCGGCCGCCTTCGCCAGGGTCGCCAACCGCACCGTCCCCTCGTAGTTAATCGCGAAGTTGGCTTCCGGGTACTTGTTGGCCGTCGGGTCGTTGCTCAGGCCGGCCAGGTGACACACCGCATCGAAGCCATGCAGAAAGAGCTTTGAGTTGACCGTGCGCACGTCGTCGCGGATCACCAGGAGATCCATCTCGTCCATGTTCGCCCATGCCTGCAGGTACTGTTCCCCACTCGGGAAGAGGCACTTGTCCAATACCACTACGCTGTATCCAGCCACGCAGAGCTTCCGCGCCAGGTGGACCCCGATGTAGCCGCAGCCGCCCGTCAGTAGGACCTTCATTTCGCCTCCACCTCCTACTTCGCATTCCACGTACTGACCGTCTCTGAATACGCATAGTACCTATCGCGTTTTCGCTCCAGACATACATCGGAAGCATCGTACAACCACTCCATAATCATCCTCACCTTCTTATTGCCACCGGTATACAACCGGAAGATAGTAGAATGTTGTTGAATCGGTAGATATGTCACTTCAGTTTCGCGCAACACAACTGCTTGTACCGTTGTTAGCAGAGCACGTGTGCCGCACAATGTCCACATGATCTGCGGACACTTACCATGTTTCCGACCCAAACTCATGCCACCGTCTCCGTCCCACAATCCTCTGATAAAGTGAACGTCAAGCATAGGCGGAATATCAGGATAGATAGACCTATGCGACTTTGCTGGAATGACACCGAAGCGACTGAGAGCGCGACAGATCTCGGAACTATTCACCTGCAGATACTCACAGTTCCCAGAACCCCGCTTGAAGGGATGGGTAGAAGACATAGATGTCCGCAGTTTTTCGAGGTGGCTATGATCCTGACGATGAGCAGCAACGGACAAATTGCTCACCCGGTTACACCCATCCGCAACAATGAAACCCAACCAGTAGGCCTTCTCCTGATTGTCTATGGCATCAAAATAGGTATGATCCACAGAGTATTTTCTGTTGTAATGTCCTGCACCACGCAGTTCTCTGATGCCAAAATCACGTTTCAACATATCAGCGACGGCATCAGGACAACAGGAAAAGTTCCTCGCGATGTCTACAACAGATGCCCCAGTCTCATAGCACAGCAGCATGTCCTGTTTCTTTGCGAACCCATAGCCCCACCCACGCGGCTTCACATGGTTTTTACGAAGAATCATGCGGGCACTGCCAACGGAAATGCCCGCGGCTTCTCCAGCATCTTTCTGCGTCATTCCCTGGCGATAGTATTCCAACACGGCAGCTTCTTGTCTGGTTGTCACTTTGTATCCAAGTGGCATTTACAGCCTCCACACTACTTGTAAACAACCCGCCAGGCATCTTCCGCAGCCACAAAGAAGAATGGATCAACACGCTGTTCATCAACTATCCCGCTTCTTCCCATCCCCTTGTATGGAAGAGATGCTACACTAATGAGAGTGGAGTTCGCTACAAGCGTCATATGACCGTGCCAAACTCCGGGCGGAACGACTATCCTCGTTGGGACCTCAGCACTTCCCACGACGCAGTAGACAGGTGCCGCAGATTCTGGAACATCACCAGGTCTCCCATCCACAAACGCAAACTTAGCGGCGCCAGCTACGATTGTGAAATGATCCCACATCTCGGAATGGCGATGGAATGCCCTGATAGTGCCAACAGTTCGTGTCGTGACAACGTAGACCTGTCCAAAGCCCGCGTAATCAGCGTCATCCGAACGAAGCACCTCAAACAGACTTCCCCTATCATCAATGTTCACATCAAGCCTCACTGCCTGCACTAAGCCCATCTCAGTCACTCTCCCTTCCCGTAACTTCGCGCCTCTGTATCAATGCCTCGACGCCCTTCTTCGTCAAGTAGTAGTGCCTCTTCTCAGTCGCCGCCACAAGCCCACGCTTCTCCAACAACTTCAACTTCGGTGATGCCCACGCGCTTTCAGCCGTAATGCGAGAATAGGTCCACCACGCCCGCATGACAGTACCAACATCAGTAGGGCTGATCGCCGCTTCCGGCGTCGTAGCGAGTTGGTCCAACAGTCTATACTGTAAGTCTGTCAGTTGCCGCTCCATGTCACGCTCCCTTCCCGTACTTCTCGGCGATGTACCGCCGCAGCCCGTCCCGCCAGTTCGGCGCCAGCTCCAACCTAGTGTTCGCCAACCCCGTCCGCAACACAGGGCGGTCTCCGTCCTCGTTGACGTAATGCACCTTCGGCATCCAGTCCGTACAACCGATCTCCTCCGCTACCGCCTGTGCCAACGTCCAGTGGCTGCACCCTCCAGCATTCGCGCAATGAAACACCCCCGCGTTGCCCATCTCCAACTCGCTCAACACCCGCAGTATCTGCACCGCCGCGTCCACTGCGTACGTCGGGCTCACCCAAGTGTTCGCGTCGAACGTCGCCTCCGTCCCCTCCCGCGCCATCGTCACGATCCGGTCCACCAAGTTGCCCCCGCCCTTGCCCCGACACCCCGCCGCCCCGAACAACGTGCTGACCTGACATACCGCCCCATTCTCCGGCAGGTACGTCTGCACGGCCAGTTCCCCCGCCAACTTCGTCCGGCTGTAGATCGACAGGGGACGGCAGGGGTCATCCTCCATGTGGCTTGAACCATACTGCCGGAACATCCCCTCGAAGACGTAGTCGGTACTCACATATAGGTAGTACCAACCTCGGGCATGCGCCAGATCGCATAGCGACTGAGCCACGTTGACCCGATATGCCCGTCTCGGGTTAGCCCCGCAGGCAACCTGACTATGGACCGCCGCGGTATTGATCACCGCGTCCGGCTTTGCCAACAATACTACCTCCATGTCTCCCTCGACATCCACGCAGATATCATCATGAGTCAACGCGATGACCTCGTGCCCACAATCCTCCGCTTCCTTGCAGATCTCCGTCCCTAGCTGTCCGTTCGCCCCGATGACCGCAACTCTCATCTCCCTACCTCCCTCTACACCAGATATGAAGTTCCTTCCGCACATTCCAGAACAGGTCCATAGCGTCTTCCTCCGTGATCTCCGGCAGGTACCGCTGTATCCTCCCGAACGCCTCGGCATCCACCTCTCCGGACACTCTCACCACATCAAACAACGTGCAATGCTCCTCCCACCAGTAGCGGGACCACGGTTGGCAGTGCGTCGGACAGTGGTAGCTGTCGTGATGCACGTCCGGCACTCGGAAGAAGAGCGAAGCCCCAGGCTTGCAGATACGCGCCATCTCCAGCAGTGCCGGATCGCAATTCCACAGGTGTTCGAGTACGTGGCTGCAGTGCAGTTCGTCTACGCTGTTGTCTGGTAGCGGAATGCCCTTGGTAATGTCGCAGACGATGTCCGCCCCCACGTCGTCCGCGATGTCGATACCGAGGCAGCCGGGGACCTTGTTGCGCCCGCAGCCAATGTCAACACAGAGGCCATCTGTCATCTCCCAGGCCATCTCTTCACTTCCTTTCCCAGAGGTCCCAGCCGGTCACCGGGTCCTGCGGCGGGTCCCACTGGTAGCGATAGGCCATGTCGAGGCAGTCCGCGATCACCGCGCCCTGAGCGTCTTTGTTCTCCTGGTAGCAGTCGAAGGCCGGGTTGGTCCAGTCCAGGTAGGTGTAGTTCGTTAGGAAGAGACCGCCCGGTGAGAGGCTGTCCATCATCTTCGGGAACAGGGCACGGATGCCGGGGACGTGCTCGAATGCACTCGACTCAACTATCATCGAATTGGGAAAGTAGAGACCACCCGCCGGCCCATCTTCCTTCTCACAAAACGTCTCGTGGCCGATGCCCCGTTGGTCCAGTTGCCAGGAAGAGAAGGCCAACGACAGAGGGCGCACATCTACCAACCGCACAAGTACCATGTCGAGACGACTAGCGAAGTAGATTGTAGCGTCAACCCACGCGCCACATCCGAAGTCAACCACAGTCCCCACGATACTACGCTCTGCCAACAGGTCACCGATACCACTCGCGTACCTGCCCAGCCGCGTCACCCCGTCCGGCCGCATCCGCTCCATCCCCGCGTCCATCGTCCCGAGCACCTGGATCAGTTGCTCCCCGTAGCTGGCACACACCGGGTCCCTCGCCTCCCACTGCGCCAGGATGATCTCCGGGATGCCGAACTCAAGGAGCTGCTGCCGCTTCGTCTCGTGGTAGGACATCCCCGGCCGGCAGAGCACGTTGTTGAAGAACTCCCAGCCCGCCGCGTCGTCCCCTCTGATCACTCTACTCATTCCGCCATCACCCTCTCTACGCAGTCTATCCATTGCTCTCCCTGCTTCTCCCACGTCCGCTCCCGCACCAGCCGCAACCCGCCCATTGCCAGTTTCTCTCGCAACTCCGGCTCCTCGAACACCCTGGTCACCCCCGCCACTATCCCGGCCACGATCTCCTGCCCCAACGCCGGCCGCGTCTCCGCGCTCCTGCCCCTCGCGATGAACTCATCAGTCGGAACGTTCGGCGCGAACAACGCCTCTTCCCCATGCCGCGCCACGTCACTGACCCCGATCGGTGTCACTACCAACGGCGTCCCGCAGGCCATTGCCTCCAGATCGGTCAACGAGAACCCCTCAATGAACGACGGCCGCACGAAGCAACTCACGTTGTTCAACAGCCGCCGCAGTTCGCTCTCGTCGTACGTCTGGACGTGCCGCACCTTGCACGGCCACCGCGGCGCCTGTTGCCCCACTACCACAACCTCCAGATCGTCATACCGCTTCGCCAACTCCAGCACGGCCTGCTCCGCATACTCCTGCCCCGTGAACCACACCGGAGCGTTCTTCCTGATCATCATCAGGCTATGCGGCCACTCGCGCTTCAGAAACCAGTCCGGGTAGAACGTCAGGGCGTCCACGCCGTTGTCGATCTGCCCCACGATGTCCATGCCGTACTTCTCCCCGAAGCAGCGCATGTGGTTCGCGATGATCACATGCTGGTACCCCGGCGTCCGGAAGCACTCCGCCTCGGCCTGATGCCGGTCCAGGATGTGCCACTCGGGCTCGTCACTCTGGATCAGGGCCAGATGCTTCTTCGCCTTGATCTGCGCCCCGATAGGCAACGTCGCGTAGTAGTTCGCCACCACCAAGTCGTACGGGGGGGCAATCATGTCGGGCCGCGTGCGCCGCACGAATGACCAGTCCGCCCAGGCACCCCACTCCCACGGGTTGAGGGAGGCCACCGTGATCTCCCACCCCGCATCGTACATAGCCCGCATCATGTGACGGCAGACCTTCACCCCACCGTGACAGGCGGGGGACGCCATGAGCCACAATGCCCGCCTGCCCGCCGTACCGCGATTCTGACGGGGTTTCAGGGCAGAGTGGGGGGCTACCCCCATTTGGAAGGTATTCAGCGTCCTGGACTGTCCTGGCACCGCCGCC